AGGGAAACCATTGGAATCAGAATATATTCCGATGTCGTAATTAGGTTCATCGGTGTTGCTATTTACATTCATAACAATTGACAAAATATCCCCCGATCTAGGTGAAACAAATGGCCGATATTGTGGTGAATCTGTAGCCGTTGTAGAAGAAGTTGAAGTGCTGTTGCTTCCCCACGGCGGAAATCTAGAAATCATGTAGAGATCATCACGGCCTGTTGTATCAATATCTGTGTTCGGTAATACTGGCTTATACACACTAGAACCGCCAGTTGCCGCAATCGTAACCGTTGAACCTGCACCGGCATCAGTGAGAGTAATACCAGTGCCAGCAGTTAGGACTCTTTCATTCTGCAATTGAGTATCTGTAGCCAGGGTAACATACTCTGGAAGAATTAGATCGCCAATTAACGGAGCTGATATTGTAATAGCTCCAGTAGTTGCAGTCAGAACGATTCCATCACCAGCTCCAGCAGATGTTACACCAGTGTTGGCTATAGTTGCGTTAGATCCTGCTCCACCATCTGTTAATGATATACCAGTGCCAGCAGCCAGGACTCTTTCGTTAGTTAGAGTACCATTCAATGCCATGACAACATACTCAGCATCTGTTGGAGCCCCTCCTGATCCTCCTCCTCCCGTCAGAAAGCCATCCCAGTCACCACGAACTGCCATCCTAGCTAGTTGAACTAATACCAAGCGTCTCATTTCGTCTTCATTCTCAGGCTCAATGAATAGTTTTTCAGCCACGCCTTGGAACTGAGAGTAAGTTAAGTTCTCAAGATCGGTTTCCTTGAGGAGTTCGTATATTCTTTTTGAGTAATCTGGTGCGTCTGGTAGTGGCATATCTATATCTCCATGTTAATTTCTTGTGGTTCTACTGGCGGTAGTGTATACACTTTAACCAGTTGATTACCTTTAGTATCTAAGAATAATTTGATATTAGGTATCTTTTTCATAATTCCGTCACTATTCCTATAATAAATTGATACATTTCTAAATCTTGGTTTTACTCTCATGTCAAAAATCCGTCCCAATCTCCTGCACAAGCAGTAATTGCAAATTTAATCAATACTAATCTTCGAAGTTCATCCTCATTCATGAGCATTATATCTATCGGTTTGCCGATATTATCAATGGTAGGATTCTCACCAGAAGCGATCTCTTCAAGCGTCTTCCCCTTAATGATGGGATAAACCCTATTGCTACGTTTTTCAGCATTAGGGAGAGGCATATCATATCACTTTAATTGTTTAAATCGTGTGTTAACAATTCTTTGAACTGCTTCAAAGTCTTTTAATGAAATATAACCTGCACCTAACAATCTAAACGCTTTAGATTCCATTTCTACCAATCTTCGGCGACCTTGTGCTTTTGTCATCTTAGCCATTTAGATCACCTTAAGCAGAAGTTATGTATTGTGCTGTAAAGTTTAGACTTACAGGAATTGAACAAGGCTTCATGGAAGGTTGTACTTCGATAGGATCGGTTGCTGGAATCGCACCACTCAGATTACCATTGCTCATAGTCACTTGTGCGCCACCTGCCACGCTTGTAATTAATGCCTGGTCAACTGATGTGAATTGTGCTGAAGTAATTACAGATCCGTTCAGAGTTTCCCCAATTGTATTTGAAGTCTGAAGGTCTAGTAGCTGTGTCGTTGCAGCTCCAGCAGCAGTTCCGATAAAGATTCTAGGAACTCCTTGGTTAGTTACTACAGACAAAGCAGCGTTTCGACCGGCAGCAACCATAGTCAAAACTCGTAGTTGATCTCCTGGCTGAAGAGTTACAGCCCTATGTAGTGAAGGATTGCCACACGCCACACCTTTAACCGCCCAAGGTACTAGAGCTAGAATTAATCCCTTTCTTAGAATATAGCAATATGACATATTAGCCCCTGCTGTTATTAATCCAGAGACAACAGTTTGACCAGGAGCAAAGTCTCCAATTTGTTGGCTGGTGATGGAAAATTCTGTATCTGTGGTCAATGAGACCTCATTTCCGTCAGTAATAGTTGCTGATAATGGTATTTTAAATCCTGAAGAGCAGTTTAGAACTCCTGTTACGTTTTGTGTAGTCATTCTAGATCACCTCAAAGTTTGAAACCTGCTCCTAAAGGTTTGAAGATATTGCGATTTACATTGCTGATCGGTCTGCGAAGTAATCTCTTGCCTAGTTTGAAACCGATTCCGACTCCAATCGAAGAAATTGCCATCTGTTGATAGTTGTTCATGAAGTTACTCTGAACAATTCCGAATGCCTGGTCTGGTGATGAGACAATGTCTCCTAGAGAAATTGCACCTCCACCAACTGCAATCATACTAGATGTATCGTAACCGCCAACTGAATCGGTTATCGTTTTGTAACCTAAGTCAGTTGCACCTGTTACGAATCCAACAGGAGATGTTCCCATTAATCCAGATGTCAATATATTAGCATAAGCATAACTTTCTGCTACATTCAATAGTGAAACCGATCGTGGGCTTCTGCGTCTTGAGGCTTTTTTTCTACGTGCCATATCAACTTCTGGTTGTATAGTTGTTTATTATTGTTCTTTTACAAATAGACCTTTTTCATCTCTTTCTATGATTTTTGGCGGGATAATAACTTGTTTTTGTTGTGCCATGTTTCCTATTAGCTGCGCAAATGCCATTTGTATAGGATTAATCGGCTCAGAATCACCTAGTCCTGGTATCTTTTCAACTACTGATCGTATCGCTAACGCTAATTTTTCATCTAATTCTATTAATCCTTCATCAATTTGGTGTCCTAGATCTAACAAGAGTTTGGCTAGGACTCCAAAACCTAAGATTATGACTCCTATAATATAGAGGCTCTCCATCATATCCCCATCGACCCCCCGTCGGTTCTTAAAACTCCCCGAACCCCACCCCTAATCTTATTAGTTAATCATGAGTCGGAAAGGAATACCTTTCAGGCGATATGCAATCGCCAAATGCTATTAGCAGCACGAAAAAAAACGAGTTTTTTTTCTTTGCTCGCTTCGCCGAGCATATTATATAGCCCATATGGACAGGAATCGATAATATGGAAAGACCTTACGAGAAATGCTGTATCTGCAAGAAAAGAAAATGCTACGAAGACCAACTCAAACAAATCTGGGGGATCTGTGAGCATTGTAAAGACATAATTAGCCAGGAGTGGTTTTGATGCAATCAGGTAAAGGGTGGTCAAAAAAGTGCAATTGTAAGCATCATAAAGACGGTTGGATCAATCACTTCTTTGATTGTCCTAATGAAGATCAATACGATATATGGGAGGGAGAAGAATGAAAAGATATATTTTTAAGATTTTAATGGATTGTGAAACATGTGGTGTAGAAATAAATACACATCAACCACCATACTGTCTTGATTGTTGGAGACTTAGAGGAGATGATGAAGAATGATTGGTTTAAAGGCTAAAGAATGGGATGTTATCTCTGGAGCTTTACTTCAGGCTAAAGATAACGAGTGGGAATGGATAGAAAGAGGCTGCGAGTGTAATGAAGAATGTGATCCAAATATTATTCACAAAGGTTGTTATGATGAAACTCAAATTAGAATTCTAGAGGCTTTATTCGATAAAGTGCATTTAATTAAACAAGCAATGGAATATTTTGAAATGGAGATTTTGAAGCATGAGTAAAATATTACATTCATTCACTTTGCATGAACAAGCTTCTGAATTAATTAAGAAGCGATCTAAAAAAAACGAGATGAGTGATAATGTCTCAACTGCCATTATTTGGTTCTATACTGAGCCTAAATGGGCGAGGGAATTTGGAGAGGATGGATTTACAGGGAAATTGATTCCGTCGTCACACGGGATTGTTATTGCACCATATGAAAGAAAAAATATGTTAGCAGTGATCGGGGAGTTAAATTCACAGATTGATGAATTGAAGGCTGAGAGCGTCACACTACGCAATAACAGGTTTAAGTTCTGGAAAAAATTGCCTTAGTAGGGGGTCGAGAGGTCAATATTTTCGCCTATGATGGCGAAGAAGTATCGCTATTGACTTTACACTCTCAATAAGGTCTAGGTGTGCCAGGAGTCCAATCTGGTGGCGTTGTTGGGCCATATGGATATTGAACAGGCAATCCAGTTACAGGATCTATTCTACCACCCGGATTAAAATTTATATTAGGAATTAAAAAATTAAGAATTTCGCCGATAGGATCGTTTCTAATATTTCCGGCTGTTTCTTTCCATGCATTATATTGAACTGTAAAATCATTATACAAATCTAATGCACTATCATAAGCGCCAGGTATAACATCAAATTTGAATCCGTAATATGTGGCTAATCCACCCAAGATTAATGACATAGCAGAGACATCTGAAATCAGAGCTACAAGTGGAGTTGAAATTCTGTTTACCTGGTAAGCAAGTAATCCGTCTGAAATTAATTCTCGTTCTGATCGTCCTAATACAATCTCATGACGAATTACCTGGTCGGGTTTTGGTTTGGGCAATTAATCAACTCCAAACTAAGCCCCATCGGGGCGGGTTGTTGTAAGTCATTTCACAATTGGTTGCTGTTGGATTTGTAGGGAGTACGTTATCACTACTGCCCTCAATGATTGTTACCATTTGATTAAGACTTGCTAAGTTAGGGTAATTTGGACTAATTGGGCCAACCCAAAACAATGCCCCGTTTGTTTCTGCTGTAAAATTTCCTGCACCTGCAACGGATGTCCTAACCCATCCTAAATGATATTGAGTACCTGCAACCGTTGTGATAGTTGTTGAAGGTGTCAATGTAATTGTTCCAGTTCCTTCAGCAGTGGTAAGAGCTGCAGTTGCCTTACCGAGTAAGGTATCAGGGAAACCATTGGAATCAGAATATATTCCGATGTCGTAATTAGGTTCATCGGTGTTGCTATTTACATTCATAACAATTGACAAAATATCCCCCGATCTAGGTGAAACAAATGGCCGATATTGTGGTGAATCTGTAGCCGTTGTAGAAGAAGTTGAAGTGCTGTTGCTTCCCCACGGCGGAAATCTAGAAATCATGTAGAGATCATCACGGCCTGTTGTATCAATATCTGTGTTCGGTAATACTGGCTTATACACACTAGAACCGCCAGTTGCCGCAATCGTAACCGTTGAACCTGCACCGGCATCAGTGAGAGTAATACCAGTGCCAGCAGTTAGGACTCTTTCATTCTGCAATTGAGTATCTGTAGCCAGGGTAACATACTCTGGAAGAATTAGATCGCCAATTAACGGAGCTGATATTGTAATAGCTCCAGTAGTTGCAGTCAGAACGATTCCATCACCAGCTCCAGCAGATGTTACACCAGTGTTGGCTATAGTTGCGTTAGATCCTGCTCCACCATCTGTTAATGATATACCAGTGCCAGCAGCCAGGACTCTTTCGTTAGTTAGAGTACCATTCAATGCCATGACAACATACTCAGCATCTGTTGGAGCCCCTCCTGATCC